GAGAAATGATATACATAATAATAAACAACGAAGTGAGGACAATGAAAAAGAGATAAAATGTAATCAGAAGGCTATTGATGATAATACAACTAAATCCATTGAGTTAATACATGAACTTTCATTACAAATGGTGGTATTAAAAACTAACCTTACAAATATAACTGAAGATGTCAAAGATATTAAAAGTAATCGTAGTAATCATAATTAGTCTATTACTTACTGGTACTATAGACAAGAGCAACACAGTGTCAGACTATGATATCGCTAAAAAGTTAACTGTAAAAACCGGTAGCGAACAGTTGGTAGATACCTTGCGTTATTGTTTAAAAGAATGTATTAAAGCAAGAAAGGCATCTGATACTCTTGTTATTGAGATTGAAAAATTAAAGAAATTAAATATTAAAGATGAGTAAACTTTTTAATAAAGCTCTTTCCTTTTATGGAATAAAGGAAATTAAAGGTAAGATCCATAATCAGACCATTGTTGATTTCTTCACAGCTACAACATTTGAAGCTACAGAAGATGAAAGTCCATGGTGCAGTGCCTTTGTTAATTTTGTAGCAAAAGAGTGTGGTTATGAACGTACAGAATCAGCATTGGCTCGTTCCTGGTTGAATGAAGGATATGAAGTATTTACTCCAATGTTAGGAGATATTGTTATCCTATGGAGAGGAAGCAAAGATTCAGTATGGGGCCATGTAGGTTTCTTCGTAAACATGGATAAAGACAATGTATATATCCTGGGTGGTAATCAGAATGATTCAGTAAACATTATGAGTTATGACAGAGACAGAATTTTAGAAGTAAGAAGACTGCATAAAACATAAGTTATGGTAAAAGAATTTAAGCAGACGAAAGATTTCATTGTAAACAATGAGATGGTAAATCGGTTCAAGGCTCCCATGAATCCTTTTTGGTCGTGGGTTCGTAATGTTATGGCATTGTTATGTTTGATTTCTCTGATTGGTATGAGACTGTCATTTACACCGGATTGGTTGATGGAAATATTTGATGCATTGGTATGGGTATCTGGCAGTTCTGCATTAACAGCACAATTTACAAAAAAATAAATACTATGAAAAAGTTAATCTTACTTGTATTCCTTTCTGCATTTTTCCTTTTAGGCAAAGGTCAGTCTTTGGAATATAATCAATATTGGATACAAAAGTATACCGATAAATTTAAACGGTATATTCCAGAAAATTCTATCATCTACTTGGCTGATAGTAATAAGTTCTATCGTATTATAAATACTACCTACACACCTTTAAAAACAATGCGTAACGTCTTTACAGATGGAAATTATATTCGTATCTCTTCTGGTGGTTATTTTATTTATCCTGGAATGTATAATAAAGAACTTGCATTGGATGATACCATTATTAATGTTGGATTTAAAATTAATGAAACTTCGATGGTTTATATTAATGGGAATCTATTGTCAACGGTACAATGGAATGGTGAAGGAACGACAATTTTAAGATTAAATTTAGATATAAGACTATTTGATAACTTAACAATAAAAAGATGAAAAACAAAATTTTAATTTTCTTATTATTACTATTTAATATGATAGGATTTTCACAAGTAACACCCACTGAGGTTTTAAGGATTGCGGATGCAACTACAGCGTTTGGTTCTAATGTAGCAGTAGGTAAGTTAGTGTATGATATTGATGCTGATGAACTGTATGTATGTAAGACAGCATCAGTGGGTACATTAACATTAACAACAGGTTCAGCTAACTTCACTAATATAACATCTGAAGCTGCTGCTACAAATTTATCAGAAGGTACATCAACTGAAACTACAGTAGATGTTAATTCAAGTACAGGTTCTAATGCAACACTGTTAGCTGCTAGTACATCCAGAGCTGGGGTAATGACGAAAGCATTATATGATAATGTTATTGCCAATAATGCAAAGAATACAAATGTGTCTACTACCTTAGAAGTGGGAACTAAAACCTCAACTACTTTGGCAATAACCTCTGATGGGGGAGCGGATGATGTTACTCTTCCTTCAGCCACAACGGATGATGCGGGTCTTATGACTGCAACACAATATGATAAGTTAGCAGGAATAGCTACTGGTGCTGAAGTAAATCTTGATTCAAGTACTGAAAAGTTTGAAGAAGATGATGGAACGCCAACAGGACATTCATTAGCACATACAGCAGTTACAGCTCAAGGATGTAGGGTATCTGTAAATGGATCTACTTTAGATCCCGCTCAATACACCTTAACAACATCGACAATAACATTGGATATACCAGTGGTTCAGTATGACATAGTTATTATAACATATTTTTATTAAATTTAATACTTAAACATGTTATTTAAAAATATTATTTCTTTATTGGTTTTAATACTTTTAAGCCTCTTTCTATCTGCGCAGTCTCCAACGAAGACTATAAGGGTTTTAGATGCCACAACTGCCTTAGGTGAGAACCTGCCAGAGGGTAGTAATGTTTATAACGTGACCACAAATCAATTATTTAAAGCTATAAATTCAGTTGTAAATACAGCTACTTTAACAACAGCATCCGCTTCATTTGTTTTAATACCATCTTTATCGGATATACAAGATTTAACAGATGGCAATGGAATTGTGGACTTTACATATAATGGCACAGGAGCAGCTACAGTAGAGGCTGACACTACCATTCTAGCTTCAAAAACATGGGTTGGAACAAGGGGATATTTAACTTCATATAGTGAAACTGATCCTATCTACGCTAACGATTCTGCAAACATAATTTGGTGGTCTGATACTATTTCAACTATCGCAACTCAATGGTGGGTAGAAAGCCAAAACTATTTAACAGCCGTTACTGCTCATGCCTCAACACATATTACAGGACAATCAGATGAAATTGATGGGGATAAACTGGACATTGATTGGACACCTACGTATTATCAGCCATCCACTACCCCGGCCGAAGCGGATAATGTAGATAATTTGACGGCTCATTTATATGGGATTGATCAACGATTACAATACACCCGATATTACAATCGGGGGATAAGTTTAAATGCGGCTGCGGTTTCTACGTTGGGAACATTTACGACATTAATATCAGCACCTGGTGCTGGATATTATATAAGGATTCTAAGTTGGGACGTAAAAATTACGGTAACAACTCAATTAGAAGTAGGTGCACAGGGTTTACAATTGTGCCATACAGGGAAACCTACCAACTACTTTGGATATATCTCTAATGTAGATGTTGAAACAGCGACAACGGCACACTTTTATCCAGGTGCGAAGGGTTCATCTACATTAATGGAAGAAAATACAGCGATAGGGGTTGTATTGAGTGCAGCAGCTAATCCTGTATCTGGTTCGGCGACAATGGTTTTTAATATAAATTACGAAATATTAGCATGGTAATATTATATATAAGACAATGAAGTTGATAACACATTTTTAATTTAATAATTTATAATCATGAGAAAAATTCTTTTAATTACAATGTTGATGCTTGCAAGTACATTCATATTTGCACAAGCACAAGAAATTCCTTTTTATAAGGTTTCCACCAGTCTAACAGCTTTTGGTAAAACCATAAAGGTAAATGATTTCATCTATCTTGCAGATAGTAATGCTATCTATAAGATAACAACACAGGATTACGATAGATATAAAACTATGCGTAATGTTTTCAGTGATGGATATTATGTCAAAGTTGCTGATGGTGCCTCCGGATATTTTAGGTCAATAGGAGACACCATGCCAAACACACCTTATTTGAGTATTAATACAAATTTTATTCTTAAAGAAATATCGGATACTTTTTGTATTATTGATGGAATAGCGGGAGATACTACAAGACTTGTACCTTCAAGATAATTATTTTTAGTACTAATTTAAAATTTTAAAAAGATGGCAGATTTAAAAGTGTTAACACCGGAAATACTAGACCTGGTAAAGACAAAAGTAGATGATGTCCTTGACTTTAATAAGTGGGGAGATCAGATCAAAAATGTAATTCTTTCCTATGGAGTAAAGTCTATAGAGATGTTTGACGGTATGATTATTAAATATCTCTTGGAATGGTTTGATGGGAAAGTACTTGCTCCCATTGTTCAGCAACCTGAATTACAGGAAACAGTGAATGAATTTGTAAAAGCATTGGCAGAGGAAAGATGGATGGACGCTGTAGATTTTATTGATGATCTATTGGTAGGTACTATCAAAACTCCATGGTTTACCAATCCATTGGCTGAACAGAAATTATATACCGGTCTGTGTTATCAGATACAGGCTGTATTTATTCAGTTGGACTTCCAAAAGAAAATTACCAATGGCAGCTAAACAAAGTAAGATTTGGGCCTATATCATCATCGCTATACTGGTGCTATTCTTAGCATCAGTTGGCGTTGGTGCTTATTTCTACATCACCCAAAAGAAAAAGATAACAGACAGAGAGTATAAGATCAACGTATTGGATCATTATATTGATTCCTTATTGCAATATCCGGTAGTATGTACCACTTATATTGAAAAGGTTGTAGAGAAGCCTGTAATACGCTATATAAAGGGTAAGGATATAGAGCATACTGTTGTAAAATATGTCACTGAAAAATGTGATAGTACCAACCTTAGTATTCGTGAATATGATATAGTTAATAAAACGGAGCATTTTTCACAGATGTTAAAAGTTTCTACCTACGGTTGGTTAAACAATGTAGAGTTTGGAACGTATACTTTCAGAGAGAAGGTGATAGAGAACACTTCTGTTTTACCCGGGAAACCTATATTTATAGGACAGCCTCCTGACAGATCACACCTATATGCTACACTACACACACGACATAACTATACAGATTGGTTTTCAGGAGTAGGTCTTGGATTGCAATATGTAAGGAAAGATAAGTGGTTGGTGGGATTATCCATAGGTAGAGATATGTTACAACAGGATATGTTCTTACAGCTGCAGGGAGGTATTAAGTTATGGTAGCTATAGGAGATAGGATTGAGAATAACATTACCGGTATATTTCAGATAGATACCATCGAGAATAAAAAGACTAAGAGTGGTAAAAAGACACGAAGGGAACAGATCGTTGGCATCAAACTGATAGAGCCATACAATCCATACGCTAAGAAAGATTATGTTGCACACATGAATCTTAATGAACTGGAAAGATTAATTGAAATTGGAGCATTTACAAAGATATGAGCTGGATATATTACGATATACAAGAAGACAAGGTTGTTATAAGCCCTGAGGCGTTAAAATTCGATCAGGTAGCTAAGATATACAATAAAGACAGAAGAAACGATGGCAAGCCTTATTTCAATAAAGTGATAGCATGGGTATGGCATTGCTATTATCCTGATCATGCTTTAAGCAATCATTCATCTTATGAACGTAAAAAGAGGGTAAAGGAAACATACTTTCAGGGTGTGGACATAAAAAATATAGAGAATGATAAAGACGTTCATGCGTTGGTTGAATTATATATGAAAGATGTTATGACACCTTCTCAGCGTTTTTATGAAGATCTGAAAAAGGATATGTCAGATACATTAGAGTATATTCGTAGCATACCCATGTACCATGAGATAAAACATGAGATTGTTGTAGATGTTGAATTGCCTGATGAAGAAGGAAAGATGAAGACAATGAAAGCAAAAGCTAAAGTTCCATTGCGTATTGACAATAGCTCTGAAAAGATGAAAGCTATGAGTACTGCACATAAGCTGATGGATTTAGAAGAGTCATTAAAGATACGTATTAAGAAAGAGAAGAAATCAAAAAAAGGCACGAAACGATTATTTGACGAGACATGATTTTTGTAGATGTACATAGAAAGAAAGGAGGTGTGTTATCAAATTTATTGATAGTCATAGATTTTCACCGGTAGCTCAAGGGTTAGATTTACCTTTTGACGATGATTATTTCTTCCTCAAACCAGAGAGTATCACTAAAGATTTTTTGGTGCAGGGAGATTATGATATCGACGAACAGTGGTGGAGTATACAAAGAGATCGTTGCCTTAATGGATATACTGTCAAGAATGCCATTGCCAAAGGTGGAGATATGATGATAGATGATGAAGATGTCATATGGTATGGTGATGAAGTATACATACCACAATATGATTTACGCATCAAGAATAAGGAAGTACACATCTCCGGAAGACATTATTTCTATCTTAACTTCTGGCCTATCTATGGTCTGATACAAGGAACACAACAAAAAGGAATTATCAAACCACGTTTTTTAATGATGGATTTCTTTTTCTATCGCAGGATAGAGATGATGATGGAACAGCAGAAAGATGGACAGGAAGCCAAAGGAAGACAGGAAGGGTTTAGTGAGAAATGTGCCGGTGGTATCATAGGATTTAATTATAGCTTTATTCCTTCATCTGTCAATGTTGTCGTTGCAGGAATACAGGAAGATGCTGATAATACTTTCTCTAATGTTGTAAGGGGATTGGATTCATTAGCCAACACTCAGTTTTACAAAGAACCCGGAAGAAGAGATATCACAGGTGGATTTATGAACGCTAAGAATTTCGGATCAAAAGTATATGCTCTTACTGCTAAAGACAAACCGCAAGCTGTTAGTAGGATTTCACCTACCTGGGTTATTTACGAAGAGATAGGGAAAGGAAAAAAAGACTGGTCTCTTGAGACAGCTCGTTTTGTCAATCCATCACAATATGCTGAAGGCGTAAAAACAGGATATAGTTTATATATCGGTACCGGTGGATCAATGGATGATGGTGCTGCCGACTTAGAAGAGAGACATTACAATCCACATAAATACAACATACTGGAATTTAAAAACAACTTTGAAGATGAGAAGATGCGTATCTCTGATACTACGGTAGGACATTTCACAGGAAAGCATTGGTTTCATATCGTTGACAAAGATGGAAATCCAATGGTAGAACAAAGCAAGAAAGGTATTGAAAAAGAGATTGCAAATGCACCTGTTAAAGAAAGACATATTCAACGTTCACAGTGGGCTATCTATGCCTCTGATGCTTTTATGCGAAGTGCTATAGGATATTTCGGTGAAGAGATATCTGCTATGTTGCAAAAACGCAAACGTGAGATTATGATGTACAGGGAGAATAAGATTGTCAGAGTAGGTAGATTGATACCTGAAGACTTATCCAATCCGTATAAAGGCGTCAGATTTGAAGATGATGATGAGAATGGATGGATTTCTATCATAGAAGAACCGGAGATAGATAAGGATAAGAAACCTTTTAACAATCTTTACAAAGCAGGATGCTTATTACCAGGGGAAAAGATAATTACTAATGATGGACTAAAAAATGTTGAAGACGTTGATAATACAAATAAACTTATAAATAGTGAAGGGGATTATGTCAAGATAGAGAAATTCTTTAGAAGAAAAAAAGAAAATGCAGATGTATATACAATTAAATGTGGAAATACATTTAGAACAAATACAGTAACAGAAGAACATCCTGTATTGGTAACTGATCCTAAATTTAATCCAGACCTTACAGTTAATGAAAATAGTTTTGAGTTTTCTTATAAAGAAGCAAAAGATATTAAAGTAGGAGATTGGACAAGAGTACCAAATTTATATCTATATAAAAAATCAAATGACCTTTCCATCTATACTCTATGGAACGATAGTGATTGTAGAATAGACAGAAGGATAGAAAATCCTTTATCAAATAATGATTTTTGGTGGTTTGTGGGATTATGGTTGGGAGATGGTTATTGTCAATCAGATAATAAAAAGATTACCATATCTATAAATTCCAAGGAAACATTTTATATAAATAAACTTGAAAAAATTGTAAATGAAATATTTGATAGAAAATTAGAAAGAAGAGAAAGAAAAGCAAATTGTATAGAATGTTCATTTTCGTTAATTCAACTTAATCTATTTCTTACAAAACATTTTGGAAAACATTCTTATGGTAAGAAGATTCCAGAATGGGTTAAATATATCAATGATGATTTTAAAAAGAAATTACTTTTAGGATATTTAGATTCCGATGGTTGTATTTCAAAACACACTAAGGGGTATTATAATACACAATTTATAAGTATAAATTTGGAACTATTGGAGTCAATTCAGGATATAGGATTTTCTTTAGGTATAGTATCAGCTTTAAATAAACTTAGAAATGCATCTGTTCATATATTTTCAAAAAATAGAAAATATAATACAGCTGAATGTTATCAATTACGCTTAGGACATCATGATACATTAAGTTTAGCAAAGCAATTAGATTGTAAAGAAGATATTAAAATACAAAGAATAGATTTTGATAACCTTCCCAAAATAAGAAAAAGACCAAAAGATAGTTGTTTTATCAGTTCTGATAAAAGATATATTTATTTTAAGATTAAAGATATTCAAAAAGAAAAATATACTGGAATGGTTTACAATTTTGAATGTGATACTCATACGTATATTGGGCATCATATAGGATATCATAATTGTGACTCTTATGATCAGGATGAAGCACAGACATCATCATCAAAAGGTGCTTTTTATGTACGTAAGATGTTTAATGAGAACAGTAAATCTCCACATTATCTGACATATGTTGCACAGATTATAGAAAGACCTTCGGTAGATGAAGGAGGTGCAGAGACATTTTTTTACCATACTGCACTGGCATGTATCTATTACGGTTGTAAAAATAACATTGAGTATTCCAATTTACGTATCTTTGATTATTATACTTCTCATAATTTTGAAGTATTATTGGAAGAAAGACCCAGGTTAGCCTTTGCAGGGATGGTACAAAATACCAGAGTTAGCAATAGATATGGAACGGACAAGTCATTAAAGCCACATATATTAGCTATACTTAAAGATAGGTTAACACAAGATTTTATTGATAGGATGTTTTTTATAGAACAGATAAATGCACTATCAAAATTTAAGTTAGGAAAGGATTACAACTGTGATATTACGGTAGCTACCGCAGAAGCAGAAGTAGGTGCTAAAGAGATAGAGCATGTTGTTGTCAAATCAAGAGAAGAAGATAAAAAGCTTATTCGAGGATATATAGGCTATAAGTTAAAGGATGGTATGTTGGTACAAACAATGAATTGATATGGATGCAACACCCAATTTACTCGTAGAAGAGTCTGAAAAAACACATAAATGGATTGAGAATATTGCTCAGCATATTCGCAAGAATAGACATTCCAATACAAAAAGTGAAGACACCTTATTATGGGGTTATTATCATAATAGCTTTCAGGCGTCTCGATTTAATTATTTCCTGGAGTTTGGTAACAACAGACTTCCTGCAAAAGCAAGACATATACCATTGCAACGGCATCTTATAGATATTCTTGTTTCTGAAATGACATTAAGAGAAAGAGACTTTACGGTATCTACGATAGATAAAGAATCGGTAGATCAGAAGCAGGAAGCTATGACGATGGCTATGATCAACGATATGATGGAAGCCACACGTTCGGCAAAGGTTGTTTTAAACACACAGCTCTCTGGAATAGATCAGCAGGCTCAAAGTCTGCAACAGATGTTACAGACACAGCCGGAGAATGAAGAACAGGCAAAACAGATAGATCAGCTGAGGATGCAGATGCCGGCAATATTAGCGCGTATAGACATGATACGTGAAGGAGTAAGTACAGAGAAAGATATAGTAGATAAAAAGGCAAGAGATCTTGAACGTTATTATCGTATGGACTGGAAAGATATCAAAGAAGATATTGCCTCTAACTTGATACAAGCACTCTATCAAAGACTACGTATTAAAAATGAAGAGAAGAAAGCGTTTATCTCTAACTGTGTTACAGGAAAACATTCTTATCTGGTTGACTACTTCGAAGATGAAAGACTACCTACTTTCAAATGTATAGATTCCATGAAGATATACTTTCCAAAAATTGATGGGATAGAATGGGTACAAGATGGCCCTTGGGTGATGATCTATGAACCCATGACCTTTCAGCAGCTTTCTATTGAATTTGGTAGTGACATCAAAAAGAAATACGGAAAAGAGAAATTAAAAGAATTACAAGATGTTTATCCTACCGATACCAATAAGTTTGTTGCCACGCCAGAGGGAGGTGTTGTATATGATAAATATCCTTATTCGGGAAGTGATACATCGGAACCGGCTGTTGATGTGTTTAGAATATTCTTCAAAGCTCCCAGAATAGAGAGGGTTAAATTTTCTCCAAATCCTCATCAGGTAAATAAATATTTCAAACATTTTATCAATCCTCACGCTAAGATTGTTAATGAAGATGAATATATATATAGCTCTGCACGTAAAGAATTTGTCAGTAAGGATAATCCCGATGACATCATTCGTAAAGCAGATGCAGAAACTTACAGTTTGAAAAAAGGACAGTACATAGAAGAATATTATACTAATGATATTTTTGAAGCTGTAATCATTGATAAAGACATTGTTGTCCAGACACGTAAGAAAAGATTTACGCCACGTTCTGTAGACAGACATTCTGATGTGAAGTTACCCATATTCAGTAAGTCGTTCTCATCATATACAGATAAACCATACAGTCTTGTTTTTAATACTAAAGACATACAGGAGTTATATGATGTGGTATATACCCACCAGGAATTGATGCTTGCATTGGCAGGAACCAAGACTATTATCTTTGATCGTTCACAGAAACCACGTGACATGGATGATAGCTTATGGAATTATCAGTTAAAGTTAGGAAGGTTAAATATTCAAACTACAGACCCTAATGGTAATCCAATACGTACAAATTTTAACCAATGGCAGGCGTTAGATCTTTCTTTGTCTAACTCTATACAATATCTTGAAAATATAAAAGACAGACTTGAGGAAAATATGGGAAACATCATTGGTATTCCACGTCAACGTCTGGCACAGGTTAAAGACAGTGATCAGGTGGGAACATTTAAACAATCCATTCGTCAGTCCTATCTTATAACAGAGATCCTCTTTAATGGTCATGAAGAAGTATTGGAAAAAGCATTATCATATCTGGTAGCTATTGCAGGAAGATATACACATCGTAATGGAGGTACCATAGAAGTCAATAAGCGAGGTTTTGGAAGACAGATGATAACTATACCCAAAGACCTGTTAAAAAGTGTTGACATGGATGTTATCATAGAAAACTCTGGCAGGGATAAATTCAAGATGGAAGAGTTGAAAGAATTAGCCGGTATAAACTATAAAGATGGAAGGTTACCATTCCGTGACCTGGTAGAAGTTTTTGACTCCAACACGTTAAAAGAGTTAAAAAGTAAGGTTGACTACTTCTCACAAAAGGCTGAAGAGATGCAACAGAAGATGCGTCAGGAAGATTTCCAAAACCAAAAGGCATTACAACAGGAAGCCATACAATTTCAACAGGAATTTGATGGATACTGGAAACAGAAAGAATATGAGATACAACAATTCAAAACCAAGTTCGAACAGAAAGAAAGCGAGTTTAGAAGTATGTTGGATAAAGAAAGACTGGATCTTGACAAATTACAACTCAATGTAGATTCTCAGTTAAAATATATGGAACTATTAAACGAGAAAGAAAGCGAAGACAATGTTATCATTGCCAATATGAGTGCTCAGGAGGCAAACAATAAATTGAAGGCATTGGAGATACAGTTAAACTATCTCATGAATACGGCTCAGGTGATCATTAACAAAGATGCCAATGAGAAGAAACATACTGAGCAGATGAAAAAGATAACAGAAGATAGTAAAGCCAAAAAGATGGTAAAAGAACATGCCAGTGATAGATAATTTGACTTAATATAGTATTAATCTTAAATTTGTTGTATTAATAAACAATAACAGTTATGGCAGAAATAGAAAAAGTAAACCCTGAAGAATTTGCAAAAGACTTCTTATCAGGACAAGAAACATCTCCGGAAGACATTGAAACAGGAAATCCTCCCGGTGAGGTTGTAGAAGGTGATCCACCAACAGGTGATCCACCAGCGACAGACCCAGTAGAATATGATGACTACTGGTCACAGGTTCGTGAAGAGTATAAAGATGCTGAGATACCACAAGAGATCAGTACAGGAAAAGATAGTTCTGGAAAAGAGCTAACACCACGGTTAAGGTATCAGAAATTTAAAGAGTTCATCCTGTCACAGGAAAAAGATTCATCATCTGTCAGTGACGACCCATTTATACAGGCATATCATGAAGCCTCAAAACAAGCAGGGTTTGACAGAAACACGTTTTTTAAAGAGCAGGCAAAGATGCAAGATTTTACTTCGTTGCCAGATAAAGACTTCCTTGTAGAAGTCTATAAGCAACAAAGAGATAGGTCAAAGAAAGAGTGGAAAGATGAAGACATCGAAAAGCATATAGATAGTTTAAATCCAATTCAACAAAGTCAGGAAGCTGATCAATACAGAAATGCAATGTATAACGCAAGGTTGGAAGAAATCCGAAATACCAATGCCAGATATACAGAGCGACTTGAAAAAGAAGACTTGCCTAAAATAACAGACAGTCAGAAAAAGCTGAATGACTTATTCGTTGAGAAATATAAAAATGCAAAAGCTATAGGTGGATTTACATTTGAAGATCAGGAAAGGGAAGAGTTCATAAAAGATATTCCTTCTTTTACTGAGAAAAAGATTGTCAAGTACGACAATGGAAATGTAGAGATACTAAGCCAAGCTGATCAAACTCTAATCAATTTGTTGGCGAGCCCTGAATCCTCGATGGAGTTATTACCTTACCTTTACCTGGTAAGCAAAGGAAAGATCAAAGGATTTTCATCTAACCTTGCTGAAAAGGCAAAGGACAAAGCAATAGAGATATTAGACAGAGAGCCAGAGAGACAAACCGGAAGAGCTTCTTCTGAAAAGTTTGACGAAAATTCTTTCATTCAAGGAAGATAGCGTATTATTTTTAATCTTAATACTTAAAAAAATGCCAAGATTAGTTCCCGGGCCACAACAAACAGTATCAATGGAGAGTATCAGTGGCCGCCTATTACTCGACCTCGGAGTTAAAGATCCTGATTTCATGCCAACTATATATTCTATGTATGCCGACGAAAATCCTTTGATGGCTATACTGGATGCTAAAGGGTATAAAACAAGAGGGGTCAATTACAACTCTACTTTCATGAATAGCAATTTTAGGACTATGTCCGCCAATCACGTACAATATCGTATCAAACAGAGTGATTACCGTAAAGAACATTTCAGAACGAATATAGATGGTGTCACATACAAAGATTGGGCTAACCCTACTTACGTTGGTGTTAACAAGACTGAATTTTACATTTATCTTGACTCTAACTTCATCGGTGGATATGAAGTCATCCTTTTGGCTGATGGAAAAACTCACTTGTATGCCGTAGAAAAAGATGGTGGTAAAGAAGTTTCTGGTGGTGTTTACGAATACAAAGTGAAGATTGCCGGTAACAACAACGATGAATATGTAGATACAAACCTTCTTAGAGAAGGAACAGAATGCCAGGCTGGTTATTCTATGTATCCTCATGACTTCTCAACAGGTGGTAGTGAAATGTACTACTTCCATGGATTTGGTGATGCATATATGACACTACAGAGGTTTAAGATATCTTATTCCGGTACTGCTGCTGCTATGGATAAAAAGCAGGTAGGCCGTTGGGTGAAACATGGAACAGCCAAGAGTGAAGCCTTTATTACAGAAGCTCAGTCTATGATGATGAGAAGGCTGGCACGTTTCCAGAACTTTGCTTTGCTTGAAGGTAAAACTACTGTAGATGTCAACACTAAGAAAGTAACATTATCCAATGATGAGGGTCAGGAGATCCTTTCAGGTAGTGGTGTTCTTTACAGCGGTGATGGGCCTATTGAGTTCCCTATCAACAACGGATGGAATAAGAAAGTTCTTCAGGCATTTCTGGTAGATGTAGATACCTATATCAGACCGAATGAAACCGGAAAACGTGAAGCCGTTATGTTGATGCATCCTAAAGCATATCAGTCAATGATGTGGGCTCTTAAAGAGTTGGGTGCTACACAGGATAACAATATCACAGGTGATGGTGATGATAAAGTACTCAATGATACCTATAAAGGATATTCATTTGGTGGACTTACTATCTATTTCCAGAGAGCCACTTATATGCAGGAAAGACCTTCTATTACTCTTAAAGATGGTACACGTGCAAACGAATGGGATTCTATCCTTGTACCTCTTGGATTAACAGAAGGTGGAGACAGAGGCATTCAGCTAATTCAGTTACGTCC